AGAGCGGCACGTCAAGCTTGCGGCGAAGTACATGCTGGGCTTTGGGCGCGGCATTATCCTGATCAATGAGATAGGCGCGGATCATGCGTCGCCTGCCACCGGTTTCAACTTGGCCAGGGTAAAACTGGATGTGTTCAGCGGCGATATGGTGACGGTTTCAGGGGCAAGTCCTGACCTGTCAGAGGCGCTATACAACAAACCGAAATTCTACAGCGTCAACGGCGTTTATTTTCACCACAGCCGCGTCGTTGATTTCAATTATCACATGCCCGCCGAGCGCGATTTTCCCACATACCAGTACGGCGGCATTAGTGAATTCGAGCTTATCCATGCACAGCTTGTCAATGATGGCATTGTCGAGCGTGCAAGCGCCACGATTGTTGATAAGAATTCCACAATGTTCCACAAGGTCGCTGGGTTCAAGGAGCGTATTGCATGCGGTGAAGATGACGCGCTGGTTGAGTATTACAGCAAGCTGGCAGACCTTCGCAGCATCTACGGTGACGGAATTATTGACGCCGAAGACGATGTTATTAGCGTTGCCCAGACGCTCACAAACCTTGCAGACGTGGATAATATCACGCTGCGCCGGCTGGCTATGGTTACGTCAATACCGCTGCCGATCCTTGTCGGCGAGTCCGTTACGGGCCTTAATAGCACAGGCGCGCAGGAGCGGCAGTCGTTCCAAGACATGACAGAGGCATTGCAGTTTGATCACTTGCTTGAGCCTATAGAACGGCTGTGCATGATCTATGGCATCCACGATGTTCAGTTCAAAGAGAACCAGGGCGGCACGGCTTCTGAGCGTCTTGAGTATGAAACCAAGGTAATTAAAAACGCGCTGGACCTGTTAATTCTAGGCGAGGACTTCCGCAAGTATCTAGATGGCCATGACGTTATCAAAAAGGACGCATGGGATCAGATGTTTGGCGAGGAAGACGACGAGCCAGCGCCGGCACCACAGCCACAAGGGCGTTTCTGATGAAGCGCAATGTCACGGCAGAAAAGCCAACAGAGATAAAAGCGCCAGACTCGCCGCGCGCGGCTGAAAACGAGCTGGCCGACATGATCGAGTACATGGTCGATCAGATGGGGCAAAGGTTCAAGAATCAGGTGCTAGGCGGACTGCAAGTAGGCACCGTTGAGAAGTTCGCAGACGCGCAAACGGGGAACTATGCCGCGGTGCTGCTCAAGCTAGCAGCGGCAACCAAGAAAAAACTGTTTAAGCAATTCAGCAATCAGCGAATTGAAAGGGTCAGTAAGTCAGTTTTGTCAAAAATGGACAAGAAGACCAAGCAAGTATTTTATGAGCGAGTGGCCAAGGCGACCGGGATCGAAGTCACAGCGCTAATAGCTGGCGAGGCAATGAAGTCAACAACCAATGCGCTGATGCTGGAAACGGCGCAGTGGATTAAGACCCTGCGCGACGACACGTTCCAGCGGTTCACTAATGACACTCTGTTTGCCATGACCAACGGCGATTCGTTGGATTCGCTGGTTGACGGATTTGACGCGATTGAAAAGAACCGCAAGAACCATGCCAGGTTTTTGGCGCGAAATCAGGTTCAGAACTACAACTCGATCAGCACCAAGATCCGGGCGCAGAATCTTGGCATTCAAAAGGCCGTATGGCAGACCTCAGGAGATGAGCGCGTTAGGCCGTCGCATGCCGACAGAGACGGTAAAGAGTACGATGTGGCTAAGGGATTGTATTCCTCTATCGACGGTGAGTTCCTGATACCTGGGGTTGACTATAATTGCCGTTGCACGGCTGTGTACGTGATTCCTGAGACTGCTGAATAATCTTTATTGGCACAGTATTTGCAAAGCTTCGCGCAAGTGGTACAATCTAGCAATAACCATGCCAGAGGCGTATCAGTGACCAAGCGTACTTTCAGCGACATTGCGACGTATGACGGCGAGCTTAAATCGGCCGTGTCTGTGCGCGACGGCGTTTTAGAGTACTTGGGCAGTGAGCTACAGATGGAACCGGGCGACAAGATATTCTATGTCTATCGCTCGCCGGCCACCATCGCCAGCGCGGCCAACCTGATGCCGGGTATTCCTGTCATTGATGAGCATGTCGAGCCGGGCACCGAAGATCAAAACGCATCCAGCAGCATCATATCATCCAGCCTGATTGATGCGTTTGATGAGGCTTATGATTCGACCCTGGCAATAAGAAACTCGATTAACATTGATCATGCGCTAGGCTTGGCAATTGAAAGCGGCAAGCGGGAGCTTTCGCTGGGCTACACCGGCCAGCTTGTACCGCACCATAAATACGACTTTGAACAGCGGGACATTGTTCCGACTCATCTAGCAGTAGTGGATAAGGGGCGGTGCGGTTCGGGCTGTCGCTTTCTTGATAAGAAACCCAAACTGGAGGCTCTCATGCCTAATAAGTATCACGCGGCGTTCTGTGACGCTGACGGGGCGGCTAGCCTGTCCCAAATCGTCGAGGTAGCGGCAGCGCTGCCAGAGGCTATTAAGTCCGTTCCGATTGATAAGCTCCAAGGCTTGATGCCCGCACTACAGGAAATCATGGACATCGCCAAAGCTGTCGGCGTTGAGTCCGAGGAAATGGCCGAGGTTTCAGAGGAAGTTACCGCCGAAGTCGTGGACGAAGAAATGGTTGCCGAGGACATGGAGATGGATAAAAAAGACATGGCCGCAACTGACAGCGCCGCATTCAAGGATGCCGTCAAATCAGCCGTTGCGTCGGCAGTCAAGAATCACGCCGTTGCGATTGATAAGGCACGTGGATTTGTTGCCGAGACGTACAACTTTGGCGACAAGTCTACCGTCCAAATTATGCGCGACACGCTGGCGACCGAACACGGCTCGACCGCATTCACTGACGCAGAACTTCCGGTGGCTTTCAAGCTGCTGAAAAAGCACGCTAGCGGCTACCAAAACTTCGGGGATCATGTTGCTGATGGCAGCCTGACCGCACGACTCAAGAAAGAGATGGAGGTTTAATCATGGCTTTTGACAACACAGTATTGGCTACCCAGCCAGACCTTGGCGCCGGTGAGTTCATCGCGGCATCACCTTACAACGTCTCCGTCTTCGAGATTTATGAAGAAGGTTTGATTCCTGGCCGATTCGTCAAGTACGACACAGGCTCTGCTGACAAGCTTGATGCGTCTGCGACCCCTGTTATCGCAGGCGTTGCCCGCCGAAAGATCGCCAGCGCACTGGAAAACGCCACCTACACCAAGCTGGGCATNGCTCCTGATTCCGTTGCCGAGATTGTCAACTTCGGTTTCGTTACCGTTTCCGTACCGACCGGCGTCACCCCGGCCAAGTATGGTCAGGTTTACGCGGTAAACGCAGCAACGGCAGAGAGCGGCAAGGCGACCACCGTTTCCGCGTCAAACGTCGCAGTCCCTGGCTGCATTTTTTGGGAATCAAAGGCCGCTAATGTGTGGCTGGTTCTCGTTCCTAAATACCTGACCGGGGTTTAATATGACCATTATCAAGCGCGACCCATTCAAGCTGTACAACGTCAAGTCTTTTGAAGACAAGGCGGCATTTGCCAAGCGTTCCTTTACCGACGCTGGCGGCATCATCCTTGCTCGCAACCTTGAGCACCTTTCGACCGAGATTTTCACTCAAGAATACCCTGAGCTGACTTTCTTGCTGCAAGGCATCACGGTTAACAACGAAGGCGGCTACAGCGACTCAATCAAGAAGCTCAAGTTGGCCATTGAAGGCGACTACCGCGAGTCCGGCAGCAACACCAACACCACCGGCAAGATCACGCTCAATGGCGAAGACGACAATATTCCCGTCTATAGCCTGGAAGCCGAGTCCGACTGGTCCGAGGTTGAGCTGAAAAAGGCCGAGTTGCAAAACATCAATTTGCCGGGCCGGTTCCTAGAGGCACACGCCGAGGTCTACAACCGCAAGATTGATACCATCGGTTATATCGGCCAAGTTCGCAGCAACGGCACACAGAAAACCCTTGGCCTGTTGAACTACACCGGCTGGGATACCGAGACCGCAGCGACTACCGCCGCCGCATCTACGGGCGTAGAGCTGTATCAGGAATTGGCTGACCTGCTCACCCGTCAGTTTGCAAACGTGTTCAACGTGCCAGCCTACAAGGCCACTCACGTTGTTATGCCGAACAGTGTTTACAACATTGCCACAAGCAAGTTTTTGAACACTGCCGGCACTGACATGAGCGTGTTGCGCGCATTGCAGATGAACTTCCCGGAGATCTCTTTCGGCATGACCGACAAAGCAGAATCCGTTGGCGGCACTTCGGTAACTGTTGCACTGAGCCAGAACCGTCGCGGCATGCAGTTCCGTCTGCCGGTCCCGCTTAACGTGTCGTCGATTGATCAGCGCGGCTTCAAGTATTACGTCGAGTCCTACTTTGCCATCGCTGGTTTGGATGTCATCGAAGACGGCGCAGCAGCTACCCTGACAGGTCTGTGATCCCCCCGGCCCAAGGATGGGCCACCTATTCTATGGAGCGCGTCGTGGACGATCTCAAGCAGCAAGCCGAAGAACTTGGCATTAAGGTTGACGGGCGCTGGTCTGACGAGCGCCTGCAATCTGCCATTGATAAAGAGCTAGGCGCGCCTGTTATACCCAAGGCGCTGACGGTTCGCAGCCTTGTGCCAAACCCGATGCGAACGCTTGGCCTTGAAGGTTATGGCACCGTGACGCTAACAGCGCGGCAGACAGCCGATGAGCGCGTGATGAAACGCGTGGACCGGGCTATTTCGCTTGGCATCTTAGAGCGCGCCTGATGACTATACAGGCAGACTTCGAGGAGCGGTTTCCGTCTATCACATGGGTCGCGGGTGTGGCTAATTCGTATGAGTCATATACCTGCCTTGCTTATACCGACAAAAACAAAGAGGCTATTCTGAACCTGATTGCTCACCTGATAACAATAGAGGGGAAACCAGGAACAGGGGCAGCGCGCACAGCAGAGAGTAAATCAGTCGGCAGCTTATCGGCATCCTATGGCGCGGCAAATAGTGGCAGCGGTCTAGCCACGTTCTTTAATTCTACGCGCTACGGACAGCGTTATTGGTTGCTGACTGGTCGCACTGTTGGCGGTCGGTTCGTATGACGCCGGAAGAGACTGTGCGAATCGTTGATGCCCAACTAAGGGCTATGCAGATGGCGCAGACAATGGTTGTCAAGGTTGGCCTGCCTGCCGGTGAGACAGCGACTAGCAGGGCATACACGAACGATGGGGCATCAGCGGCTGCGACAGTTTTAGAGGTCGGCATCTGGCATGAATACGGCACCAGCCGGATGCCGATGCGCTCGTTCCTGCGCGGACCGCTACAGATGAAAGCTAGCGAACTGGCTCAGGTTATGGGAACACAGTTTAACCTTGTGCTAGAGCAAGGACTCCCAGTTGATACAGCGCTTGGCCGGGTAGGCTTGGCGGCACGAAACATTAGCGTCGGCGCTTTCCGAACAAAAGGCTATGGCGAGTGGGACGATATTGAGCAAGCAACCAAGGACGCTAAGGGGTCCAGCACAGTGCTAATTGATACCGGTATACTGAGAAACGCTATCACATGGGTGGTTGAATAATGCTTATCGACATGAGCGACGTGCTTGACGATTGGGCGCAGGGCGTGACCCTCAAAACAGTCAGCAACATGACTGTTGATTTTGTTCCGATCGTGACGGTTTCGGCTCTGTCTATCGCGGCGGTGATCCAGCCTGCCGACCCCGAAAAGCTCCAAGTCGGCCAGATCGACTACTCGCTTGAGTACATCCAAGTACACAGCGTCACGCCGATGGCCATCGGACAATATATCGAGTGGCAGGGCCGTGACTTCAAGTTGGTGCCATTTCGCAAGGGCTATCAGCAGTATGGTTTTAGCGAAGTTGTTGGCGAAGAAACCAAGCTCCCCTTGCTGGCGGCTACATCATGAGCGCGCCAATCCTGATACAGTTTGCTAGGCTTGTCCGTGACCTGCTACCGCATCCAGAGCAGTTTATCAAGATCGGGCGTCAGAATTTCGACCGCACTCAATTTGAGCAGGCGTTTATTGTCATTGATTCGCTTGCCGGCGACATACCGCTAGCCAGCTCAGAGCGCTATAACGGCGCAACGGAAGAAATGGAATACAGCGAGCTAGTATCGAAGCCTGTAACGCTGGATTTCTACGGACCCACGGCGCACGCACTGGCTAGCCGCTTCCGCTTGCTGGCGCGCTCCCAGGCTTCGCTAGAATTACAGCAAACGCTTGCCTTTACCCTGTTTCATCCAAGCACTGCAACAGACGTTAAGTCGCTAACCGGGCAGCAATACGGCGAGCGGATGCAATTAGAATGCCAAGTACACTATAGTCCAAGCGCGATTGTTGATATACTACGCATCGACACCGCACAATTACGCATAATCGGCGACCGAGGTTTAATTTATGAGCAATAACGCCAGCATTACAAACGTCATCAATGTGGCGCTGATTCCCGAGAGCCAGTTAGCTGGCCGGGACAACATGAACGTCATTGCGGTGTTGACCAGCGAGGCCGGCGTGATTACCAGCGCCGAGCGCTTCCGGTCTTATCGTGACGCCGCGTCAGTAGAGGCAGACTGGGGCACAGCATCCAGCGCCACCCAGTACGCGCAAACGGTATTCGGCACCCAGCCAAACGCTATTAACTTCGGCGGCTCGCTTATCATCGGCCTGCACCGCGCAGCAGAGGAGACTGTTGCCGCAAGCGCTGCAACATTGGTTAGCACGCAGTTTGCCGAGGCAACGCTGATCAGCCAGCTACAGGCTATCACTGACGGCAGTTTTGACATCGACGTTGACGGCGCAACTGGCGCAACTGCTGTGGTTTCCGAGCTTGATTTTAGCGTCGTAACCAGCCTGGATGCCGTTGCAACCTTGCTTGGTTCTGCCATTACAGGCGCGACCGTAACGCAGGCAAACGGCTTCTTCACCATCACCAGCGAAACAACCGGCGCAACCAGCTTGCTGACTAATGCAGTTGCTGGCGCGTCCGGCACATTTGTTGGCGGCATCCTAACACTCGCAAGCGGCACGGGCGGCACGCTGACCCAAGGCGCGGCATCCAGCACGCTGGCGCTCGAAACAAAAGTGGCCTCTCTTTCTGCACTAAAGGCCAAAGTCAACTTCAAGGGCGCGGCG